GACAGATGACTGTCCTGCACCAAGCTTGGCTTCAATGAAGACATTCTTCTCCATGATTAGACCAAGAGTCTCACCCATCTGATTGGCATATGGAGCACGGTCATCGAAATGAGCCATCCATTTGTCTATCTTTGGAGTGAATCGGTCTACAACCATCAAGTCGTCTAGTCCAATTACGCGTTCAGCGTTATTAGTAGACTGACCTGTTAGTTCTGCACCGGGTACGTGGTAAGATGCAACGATAGTGCCAGTGTAAGGGAATTGGTATTCTTTACCTTCCCTAAGAGTCTTTTCACGGACCATACCTTTCGTGTCCATGACCTGAGGAAGTTTAACTAAAACCTCTCCAGCATATTTTTTGAGATATAGCGCTCGGTTTGCTGCTAATGAACCACCTGCACTATTAATTTGACCTGAACGGTCCGCTGTAAAGTTAGCCATTTGGCTGTCTCCTATAAGTGTTTTTAATAGTAATGAATTGTTTAAGATAGACTCATGCAATATGATCAGTATTGGTTATCTATTCGCTGAGATTATATTAAATGTTCATGTTATCCTTCTACTCGTGACACGCGGCCACCCATAGTTGGGCATGTGGTTCATAATATTAAATCTCTATACAATTGGTTACTTTTAGTTTACTTATAGTGCGTTTCTTCCCTAAGTGGTCACCTATTAACTATAAGGGGGCACGAGGCCCCCAACAAGTTACTTAGGCATCTGGCCAGTGCGCTTCATGTATGATAGTAATTTCTTATCAAACTGTCGCTCATAGACGGGATCTGTACCATATCTAGGGTCTAGCTGGGCATAATGTATCTCTTCCTCGGATTGGAAACTGCCCTCTCCTTCTCCTACTGAATTAGGTATCTCCTTAGGTTGAACCGATGGTTCTGTACCATTATTTCGGGTATACTGGTCTTTCAGCATGTTTACACCACGCTTATATAGTTTTGGGTTGTCAAGATATTCATTCAATGCATCGATCTCATCACCGTCAAAGTTCTTCTCTGCCCAGTCAATCATATCATTGTATTTATCTTCACCGCCAAATGCTTCATACACGTTAGCATCATGGTCATTCATACCAGATCTAATTTCTTGAAGTGCGAATGCTTCCCATTTCTTTAGGAACTCATCATCCATTCCAGTTAGGTCTTTAACCTGACCCCATTGGTCATCAGAAAGTTTACCACCTTGTTCAACCCAGAGATCCTGAAATCCCTTTACCGAGTCAGCAGTTTTGCTCTCATCAATTTCGCCTTCAAACTTAGAGTCATCCTCTTCGTCGCTCTCTTCAGCATCTGCATCAACATCCTCGTCCTTATCCTCTGGAGGTTTACCAAGCTTCTTTTCAAGCTCCATATAAATCTTAGCGATCTCCTCCGCAGACTTCCCCTGCAGTTTCTCTGGTATAACAAAAGCTTCTTCTTCAGCCTTTGGGTCTACGTAGTTCTCTGCATCTGAAGCATCAGCAGTAACTGAAATAGATTCGGTAGTATCCTCAAACACCACTTCATTATTCCTTATGTCATCAGCTGATTCTAAGACTATGTTTTCTTGCAAGATTTCTTCAGACATGTAGTATCCTTGTTTTTTATTATGTTGGTTGTGGGCCAGCTGCTTGAGCTAAACCCTGCATTACATTCTGTACACCCTCTGGGTTATCTACAGCACGCTCTGCTAATTTTGGTATTGCAGCACCAGCACCTTTACTCATAGCTTCACTCATCTGTTGGGCTTGCTGAGCTTGCTGTTGAGCCTGTTGTTCAGCTTGTTTCTGTTCTTCTGATTTAAGAACTTCAGCTGAGTCTAGACCTACTGCGTTAAATGTGAACTGTACAATCTTAGCCATATCTAATTGAGGTATATGTTGTGCATTAGGCGCAATCTGCGCTATAGCTGCTACAGCCTTCATTAGTTTCTCTAAATCTGTACCTCTTCCTAATCCTTCTAAGCCTACGATGACTTTGGGTTCCATCTCGCGCTTATCGATCTTAGGTAGTTTAATAGTTGTATCTTTCTGTAGCCTGTCAATCTCACGTAGAAGGAGAGGTCTTTGTAGTGTAACACCTAGTAAACTATAAGCTCCACCAAGTGCGGTCTCTAGCTCACTAGCCATCATCCTGATCTCTTCAGCAGTGGTCCTTTCGGAGTCACGTACCTGAGTAATCAAGAAGGCTCTACTTAATGAATCCTTAAGGCTCTCAAATGTAGTCTGAGCAACCTGCATATCATTTCGTTTACCAACTTCTGGGTACACTAGGTCTTCTGGTTCACCTACGATGAATCCCCCATTAGGTACTCTAGCGATGTCTGCTGGTGTCATATTAGAGTTAGGTCTAAGTACACCAAATGTCTTACTAGCTATAGCTGAGTGTTCCTGTATCGACCTTGCTAAACCTTCAGCTCCCAATAGGTCACCTGAATATGATTCAACATAAGATCTTCCGTAGTCTTCTCCGGGCTCTGCTCCCCATCGTAATGGTAGCCATGCGCTCGCTTCTTTTGGGTATTTAGCTTCTGATCCTTCTAGTTTCACACCATGAATATATTTAGCTTCATGTTGCCACTTGTCATCTAGATGTATTCTAGTATATAGGTCATACTTTCTGTCCCTTACGGCTCCTGTTCCTCTACCTGAGTCATCAGATGAGTGTGAGTCTAGCTTGTCAGCTTCTTGTAATTGGTCTATCCACTCTTGTGGTAATTCTTCACGTGATATTACTTCTTTAAGAATTATTTCTAAGGGTGTACCCGATACTGATCGTTTTACCACATACTTATCTAGTTTGAAACCTCTTGGTTCACCTTTAGCTAGTATATGTAGTAGGAAATCTCCTACAACGATTAGTTGACGTAATGCTACAAATAGTGTAGCTCTGAATGCATTTATCTCTAAGTCTGATTGTATGGTATTTTCCATCTCAGTCAGTCCTGCTTCTAACACCTCTTTTACTGAGGAGTCTGCCTCTTGAAGCTGTTGTATAATACCTTCTGGTATCTCAAGCTTAAAGAATGGACTGGAAACAGGGAATAAAGTGAGTAGTAGTTTATTTGATAAATTGTTAACACCTCTAGCTCCTACCGATTGGTATGGAGATAATAACATCTGGTCTTCCGAAGTACCTGCTTCAGGGAACAATGATGGTATTGTTAGAGCTGCATGTCCTCGGGCTCTCTCAAGTAAACCTTCCCTAACGCCAGCTAGTGAGGCATATCGCCCCGCAATAGCATTAGCGTTCAGGTCGGTCTCTTCAGAAATACCACTAGACACAGATATTGTGTTTGTGTCCATCAATGGTCTCCTTTAAGCTCCAAGTCCTGATGTTGATCCACCAGTCTTAGATTGTCGTAATTGACTTCTTCCAATTTTAGTTCTCTTTGACACCCCTGAACCTTCTTTAGATCCAATGTTAACTTCAGCAGCTGTTGCTTTTACAGCAGGTGGCTGAGCTGGTGGTTCTGGAGCTGGTTTCGGTCTTGGTTTGGGTTTTGGCGCTGAGCCTCCGCACATATGTATACCTCGGTTTGTTATTTATTTGTTAGCAGCCATTAATAAATACTCGATTAACTTAATGACATCTTGCTCTCCCTTCTTCGTACCTAAGGTCCACTGAGAAATCTCGGTGTCTGGTACTTGGTTAGGAAATTGTTTCTTTAGGTATACAAGTAGATCGTCAGTTCTTCCTATAATCTCTGAGGCAGCTAGAGCTTCAGCATTTTCGCTTATAACTCTTTGCTCTTCTAACTTCTCTCGATGTTTTCTATCCCAGAATCTCTCTTTCATTCTTTTTATCATCCTTATGACTCCTATCACAACAAATACCAAACGCACTCCACATGACATCACATAACATTGATTTGGTACGTGATTTAGACGCATTGCCTTTACCGGGAACCTCATAGTCAAAGTATAACTCTTGGTTCTCAGATTCATGGGTATCCTCATTTGAGGTTTTACCAGTCATTCGTACTAACAAACCATTCAACTCTAAGATCATCTTTACCTCATTAGTAAATCTAACATCGGTAATTACGATAACATCGTCGGGGTTATCATGATAGTAATCCAGAATCACAGGACGAAGCTGGTTAACCCAATAGTCTTCATCCTGAGCTCTACGCACCTCTGTGCCCCATATCTGTAGTACTTCACGTACTGTAAGATCTCTTGGAGGGATCTGAATATGATTTGAGTACCTCATCTTAAGCTTATCACAAGTAAGCCAAAAGCTCATCTCAGATATAACTTTGGTGTTATTCTTAGTTTCCTCATCTGCATGTAGTAATTCCATCGGGATACTAAATAATTCGTGTACTTCTTGTTTCAAGATGTCACCAAATGCTAACCTCTTAATTGGTATAGGACTCATCTCCTGTAACCATTTACAAGCTGTATCCTTACCTGATCCTTTGTAGCCTTCTATAC